TATCTAAAAGGCTCATTTCAATATAGTCATTTAAGGCAAGGTCGAAGACCGCCTTCATTACAAGTATTCCACCAATAGTCATCAATGAGAACACGGTTGCGTGTGCATAATGAGAAAATGCTAAGAGATTCCCATACTCAGCGTAAAAAAATACGTTTACGCCGCTTACTGCTCCAACGAACAGTATAGTCATTACTAATTTTGTGTCTTTTCCTAATGCTGGCATTATTTCACCTAGTTATATTGTGCAGAAACTGAAACGTTTACTTTGGTTCCTGCCCCACTAACTAGAACATATAATCCATCACTTACGATGGCCCCATGCATATCAAAGTCTAGATTTTCTCTTACAGCCCCAATATGTACTTTATGGATTAATTTTCCATTAAAAGCACTACCAGTAGTACCGCCTGCACCGTCATAAAATCTAACATCCATTGCAGTTGTTTGATTATTACTTACCTTTAATGAAAGTAGTCTTGCCTTACCTGTTATTAACTGCACCGCTTGGCTACCAGCAAATGAATTTATCGTTTGGTCATTTGCCGGAGAACCAGTGTGTACTAAAAATACATGTGTTTTAGTAGTTGCTGCTCCCGAAGTCATTTTCAATTCCTCCTCTTGGTTTGTCCTAAACACGGTTCCCTTATTAAAGTTCGGAATCCTTTATGGGTTTCTTAGCCTTTGGTGCTGCTTTCTTAGCAGGTTTCTTCTTTTCAATCGGAGGTTTCAACTCTTCTTTCTTTGGCTCTTTCTTCTCTACTTTCTTTTTAGGGGCGGGTTTCTGAACTATTGGTTTAACCGCCTCCTTTATTATTTTCTTTGTAAAGGCCTTTTTCTTCGGCCCTGGAATTAATTTCTCAACAATGTCTTTTGACCCCTGCTCGCCAAATTCATTTTCTAATCTTTTAAACTTATTATCTTCAAGTTTTAAAAGTTCTTCTTTATCTGCTTTATCCCACACAACCTTGTAATTTTTATCCCCATAATAGGTTAGTGCATATTTAGCAGGTATATCTACGGTTTCTCCTGGTCTTACCTTGAAACCCTTTAATAATATTTTATGTCTCCTTTTATCTCTACGATAAACAGGAGTAAATGTTAATTTTGCCATTATATCACCTTTATTGTAGTAGCCAATGACCCCCCGAAGGGGGCCAAAGGCCACATTATACGGTATCAAAGATTACCGTAAACTCTTACTAAGAACATTCCACCATCAACATTTGCGGCTTGATTCGCACCGTTTGCTATAGCGGTTAATGCTACTTCCATTGCAGAAGTGTTCCCTAATAGATTGTCTCCACTAGAGTCCAATACAGGTAATAGTTTTAGAGTCAAAGACTCGCTTCCTAATACCTCTAAAGCATTTATTGTGCTTAAACCAAAAGAAGATGCTTTTAGCACTTCATACGTTGGCAGTATATCTACTTCATCAGATGCATCGTCTGTGGTAACTGAACCCAAAAACATGGTATTTCCATCAACAGATGTTACTCTAACTGCTGATTCGTTGTTTCCACTTTCATCTGCATTAGCAATAGATACTAACTGTCCTGTCGTTAAAGTGCTTAAAGCATCACCGGAGGCTCTTACAAACTTGTTTGTTGCTGCTGTAAAAGCACCGGTTGGCTGTATCCCCGTAGTATCGGTAAACCGATAATCGGTTATGTTCACCTTAGCATCCACATAATACTCATCTCCTGTTACTCTAGGAGTAGTCATACCTTTATGGTCTGCCAAAATTGTAACTACGTTTACCATCCTTTAACACCTCAAGCACTCGTTATGTTCGTTATCTTACCTTGTCCTAAGAAGAAAGAACAACCAGTTTCAGCAATGGTTCTATACATTGCTTGGTTTCCTAGCGTTCCAACACCAAAGGGGTTACCGTTGTCAATACCATCTTCAAAGTATTGGGTTGGCTTCATAACTGATAACCAGATATGGTCGGTATCTAAGATAAGCATGTCGCTTAACTTGTTAGAACCATTACCGGTCTTAGGCATGTCCTTGCATGGAATCAAGGGTATGTCGTAGTAGGTCGCTACTCTGAATCCTACCTCGGAACCCTTTACTCCCCTAACGCCGCCATGAGTAGGGATAATCTCCTTTCGGTCTAAGAACCTCTCTTGGCTTTGTAATAGGTCACCTAGATGCTGAATAGTATCATATCCAGTTAAGATAACCTTGGGGCTTCCGCCTGCTTCTCTTAGTTGCCTTAGCATGCTGTTTAACAGAGTTAAGGTTAATGGTCTAGCATCTGCTGCTAAATAGCCGCTCCCATAATCTATCTGTGCATCCATGAATGATGCGTTTGCCGCACTACTCACGAAATCCCTGTCATTGTTGCCAAACAACTTAGAAAGTTGGTCTGGGCATGTTGCGGCAGTAGCCACATCAAGCATACTAGCAGCCTGCATAGCGTCTAACTCAGCAGATGAAGAAACAATCTTCATTAACGAAGTATAGTTCTTCGTCATGTCTATGATGTTTCCTGCGGTGCTACTGTTATCACTAGTTTGGTCATAATGCTCAAGTGGTGTTAGCAACATCATGTTCTGAACTTCAGCATGGTGCTTACCCATATCCTCACGGATTAAGGCTCTTAAATCACCAACGCCGTCATCAATCTTTGCCATCTCTAAAGCCAGTTCTGAGAACTCAAACATGTGAGCAACAGTCTTTGGGCTTGTAAAGAGAGTGGTGTATTCTGGTGCTAAAGCCTTGAAATCTGTTCCTAACTTAGCATTCTCAGCAACACCACCAATTTGGTCGGTTCGTGGGGAAGCCCCACCAGTAGCCGTTGTGCTACCAGCAACCGCCGTTCCACCGCCCGTTATTGAAAACGTAGCAGAAGAACCACCTTCTGGCCTGTTTGTCATTATTCTCCACCCGCTAGAGGTATAAGGCCTCTTTGCGAGCATAGCCAATGCGTTAACTTCTTGGTTTAGCATTGACCAAACTTTCTTTCCATATACTAGGTTGTAAAGGCTAGTTAATCCGCCTGCTGCGGCTGTCCCTGTACCTAATCCTTGTGTGCCTGCTGCTCCACCATCATGCAATCCATGCAATCCAGCAACTGCGCCTGCGCTCTTTAACAGGTTATTACCACCCATGCTGCTCCTACCACCGTAAGATGCAGCCTCTAAATCTTTCATTGTCTTAATATAATTAGTCATATTTTTCACCCTTCATATTCAGCAATAAAGTTATGAATATCTCCCCAACTCATCTCAGAAACATCTACTTCTGGGACAGGTATGGTTTGAGACTTCACAATCTCATCATTCCTTGTTTCTAGGCTCTTTCTAAGGGTAGCAAACTCCTCTCTTAGTGTTTCAACCTCGTTCTTAGCGTCATACTCGCGCCTTGCAACATCAGACTTCCGTACTGATGTTTCCTCAACGAAGCGAGTTTCAAACTGCTTCTTTAAGGAGTCGTATGCTAACTTTTCAAGTTGTTCCGCCTTGAAAGCCTCATACGCCTTTTCTACATTGGCCGTTGAAAGGTCTAAAGTAGCGAACTCCTCGTTCTTCCACTCCTTGTATAATGGCCCAACCTGCGCTGCCTGTGGCAGTTTCTTTCCTTGTGATTCCTCACCGATTAAACCTGCCTCAACAAAGCCCTCTGGCCCAGTCCTTCCTTTTGCCTCACTGTCATAGTTTGATAAGGTTAATTCACCTTCATCACTATCACCTTCTGAATCTCCTTCTGAGTCAGATAGGGCCATCTCTTCACCTTCTTCTTCGTTGGTGTCCATATACTCCGCCTTTTCCTCCTCTTCAGGGGCTTCCTCTTTCTGAAGGTCGTTAACTTGCTTCATCAGCGAGTTAATCTCCTCCAACGTCTTTTCCAATCTTTCACTCATGGTTTCACGTTCCTCCTTTAATATGTCAAACTTTGCTTCTGGGTTTATTCCTTTCTCACAAATTGTTACTTCATGGAGTTCTAATTTATCAATTTCGTTATATTCACCTAATTCTTTAGATGTTTTTTTCCTCTTTGATAGTGCTTGTCCACCTATACTAAATGAACGTAGGGTTCCTTTTCTAATCCCTCTTGAAATTTCTTTTGCCTTTTCTATATCATCTCGGAGTTTAATTACTACATAGAAGCCAACATCATCAACATGGGTTTTGTGTAACATCCCATGTTTATCTCTGTATTTCTCTATGACCTCCCCGACTTGAACATTTGAATGGTTTGACATTACATTTCTGTATTTCTTTACTTCCATGTATTTCTTTACTGCTTCTTCTAATGCGGACAATGTAATTAAATCATTTTGTTTATCTACAACTTCTATTGACGCATATCCACCTATAACTAAGTCATCTGATTTTAATATATTAAAGGAGCCTTCTGTATCCGACTTTAGTAAAACCGCTTGCGGCATGAACACACTTCCTCAATTTACTATATGAAGTCCACGTTATTCAGGAATTTGCATGGTTAATTTTTTAAACCTATCCTCAGATAAATCCCATATTCCTTTGTTTTCCTTCTTATCTAACATCTCTTGCTTGTATCCTGTCCAAACTAACCAAGTATCTTGTTCGTTCACAGGTACGACTCTAAAGTGAAGTCTGGTATCAAACTTGTCGCCATCTATCCTATATTCGTGATAACCATGCTTTTGAACACCGAGTTCAATTTTCCCCTTATCTAAGACCTTCTCCCCTTTTATGCTCTCAGCAATTTCTGCTGGGAATTTACCGGCTTTACCAAACAAATTGAAAATATCTTCTGTATCTTCTATATCAATATTCCAAGCCTGTCTTTTATCATTGACATTAAAAACTAAACTAATGTTACCATCTTTCCCAGATAATAATTTAAATGTACCTGTGGTCGTTTCTTCCTTTTTGATAGGATTCTTAGAAATATGGTTTGAGTTAAATGTGAACTTATTACCGCTAATTGGTATAAACTCATCTTGGTCATTCATCCAATTTTTTAATTTTCTGGGTTCACCATCCCATAATGTATCTGCGTTTTGTTTAACTTCTGGATGTTGAAGCACAAACTCTAATATATCTTGAATGGGCATTCCTTCCTCCTTTGGGTCATTATCCTTTAGATATTGTTTAATTGCGCCTCTGGCCTCAGAACTTTTTGTTTTATTTATTTCTGTTATTTGGTCAGTCCAAGAGTCCATATCAACTAAAGCATTCTTTTCCATTAAAGAATCTCCATCAAATCCATAAACAGTAAAACCTTCATAATTACTCTTTAATATTATTTCTGCTTCACCATGAATACCATCTGTAATAATATATTTTTGGAGTGCTTCTTGAACATCATAAGCCAATGATTTTCTACTATCTTTTGCTAATAATTCTAATGTAATTAGTTTTTCTGGTGCTTCTACTTCTGGTATTTCTATTACTTTAGCAGAAAATAAACTATATCCAGTTCCTTTTCTTTTTACCTCATCAACCTTCACTCTAACAATAGACCCCACTTCAACACTTTCTTTAGTGTTTAATGCTTTGCCAACCTTTAGATAGGTTTTACCGTTTAATTCTACTCCATCATGCTCTCTTGATTCTTCCCCTGTTAGCGGGCCTATGCCTACTGTATACGAATTTAAGTTAGATTTTGTTGTTTTCTTTTCAAGAACAATAACATCTAAGTCTACAAACTTCTTCCACTTAATCCACTTAGGATTCTTTTTCGTGCCAATATAATATGTAGACTCAATATCTTTTATTACTACTCCTTCCGCAGTTCTAGATTCCATTATATCTTTACCATACTTTTTAACTTCTTCTAATGAGTCAGCAATTCTAGTATTCTTTTTATTTGGAAACCCTAATTCATCTGATGAATTTTGAGAGAATTGATAGAATAAAATATTAATCCTTTCTCTTAAAGTATCGTCTGCAATGTTTTTATCCTCATGATACATAATATCAAAAACTCTTGCCTTTAATTCTGCATCCTTATATTTATCTTTAAATAGGTGGGCAATAGTATCTGCACGATGTAAAGGCTCATCCTTATCATATAGAATTAACTCAGCGTCTAAAATTAAATCACCAAATTGTTTATTCTTTAATCTTTCTACTATCTTCTTACACTTAGAAGTAATATCCTTCTCATTATATGTATAAACTTTAATATTACTACCCATTTTATGGAGTTGAATCCTTATACCATCATATTTTTCTTGAACAACCCACTCACCACTAAAACCTTTGAGTTCTTTTATATCGTTTATTTCAAATATCCTATACATTGGTTTATTTGGTACAATAAAATCTACCTTTGCCTTTTCCTCTTCACTCTTTTTCAAATCTAATTCTAATAAAGTCTCCCAGTTTTCAAGAGTATTGTCTTCTAGATATACTTCTTTTAGTAATTCTAATGCTGGTTTAAATTTAGGTTTAACTTTTGATGTGTCTTTGTCATCACCATAGTGTTCTATGATGTATGTTGGAATATCATCTACTGCGAGGTCTAACCCCATAGCACCCTCGGTAATATTATCAGCCATCCGGCTGTGCTTTTCCCAAGATTCTTCTTTAATACTATGCGCGTGTGACCGTAAAGCATAGTGTATAAACATAGCATATATAGAGGGCTTCTCAACTAGATTTTGTATGACTTTATCCCCCATTTGTTTAGCAAACGGGTCATTTAATTCTTCGGAATTAAACCGTAGATTTTTGATTTCTTTGTATAAATCTCTTGCTTGATGCGATGTTGGGTCAAGGGCTTCCTTAGAAAATACATTTTTTTCAGTTAAATATTTCTTCATTTCTGATGAAAAATCATTTAACCCATCAAAGTCATCACGTATTTTTTCGATAGACTTTTTCCATTCTTTACTAAACCCTTTAGGGTCTTCTCTTGCCGATAAATAATTATATCTAACGTCTTCATAGAAGTTTAAGACACGCTTCGCTAACGAAGGTTTCTTCTTATCAAAGACACCAGATAGGGGCATATTTACCCCTCTATTTCATCTCGTATCTTTGTCTTTTCTTCATCGCTTCCCTTTGCATCAGGAACCTTTGTGGCCTTTGGTCGGCTTAACTTAACAGTCTCACCAGACAAATCGTCCTCGTTGAAATCATCTTGATTACCAATTAATTCAACGGCCTTTTCTGTTGCCTTTAGCAGAAGTTCTGCAATCTTTTCATCTTTTGTTACTTTTTCTGGCATTAATAACCACCTTCCAACTTATTCATCATTTTACCAATATCTTCCCAATCCATTTTAGCGATTGCATCTACATCTGTACCAGTCTCACTAGCAGACATAACTGGTGTAGGAGTATCTACAACAACATAACCTGCTTTAATCAACAGATTATCTTTGTCATAAACTGCCTTTTCCAGTTCGTTTACTTTATTTACTAATGTCTTTAACAACATTAACATTTCATTTTCTTCACTCATCTTTTTCATCTCCTAAATCGCCCTTACTCTTTGGATATACCATCGCTCGTAATTGACGATATAGAATCTCATAGTCTTTTCTCATTTCAGCAGCCCTGGCTACTAAATCAGTATTTCTCTCAGCAAAGGAATCCAGTTTCTTTTTCATAGGCTTAGACTTATTAAAATCTAAAGAGTTTATTTCATCTAGTAAATCCCCTAATTTAGTGAAATCTTGACCCATATATTCAGAAGGTTGAACCGATTGTAAAGTTTTCTTAACCTTCTTTTTTTGCTTCGGGTTAGCCTTATCTAATATTGGGCTATGAGCCTTTCTTAATATATTTTCCCATGTCATTTTCCATACCTCTCATTCATTTCTTTTACTTTGTCTCTTAGTTCTTCAACACTCATTCCTGGTGTTATTCTAGTAGGTTCTGTCTTTTTTCTTTCTGCTGCTACTTGTGCCATAAAGTCATCTGTTTCAGCAGTATCTTCTTTTTCTGGTTTTGCTGGCGGTCTTTCAGCACTATCTTTTCTTCTTAGTTTAGCCTCAAGTTGCTGTTGCTTTTTCTTTTTATCCTTAAGATTTCGATGAAAGGCCTTTTTATATTTTTCAAAGTCTTCTATGCTCTCTTGAATCATTTTATATTGGTCGTGAAATTCTTTTTCTCTTCCTTCTAAATTATAATTCACATCATCAGATACAAAGGTTTTCTCTTCAAGCATTTGAATAATTCTTCTTGCCGCTTTAAAATATCTTGCAATCCTATAATACTCTTCTTCTAATTTATCTATTGCTGCTTGATATTTTTTGCCTCTAATCTCTTCAAAACTAACCTTTTTATTTTCTTTAATTCTTTCCCACTCTGCTACTAATTCATTATCTAAATTTGCGGTACTCCAACTTCTATCTCTTCTAGTTTCACCGTTAGCATCTGTGACTTCAATATCTCTTATAAATCTCTCAGTTACTTCATCCCAAGACTCTCTTAGCATGTCATTAATTCTTTCAGTTATGTTTTTTAAATCAATTTTAGTTTGTTTCCCTTGAAATCTATATTTATCTGTATTAACTAATCTAACAACATCTACAACAGAAAGTTTTCTTTGGTCTCTTAACAACTTATATTCCCTTAAAATAGATTCTTTATCTGGTCTTTTTGAACCCGCTAACTCTTCTAATTTTTGCATAACATTTTCAAACAGTTCTGTTGGTTCAAAGCCTCCATAATCTACAGATGGCGGGGTATTTTCGGGCCGTTCTTTCTGACGCATCAATCTTTTATAGAGATTTGGGTGAACTTTTCTTACGCCTGTTTTTGCCATCTCATTCATCATCAATAAAAATTTAAGTTCTAATAAACCGTTATCATATAATTTATTTTGTAAAGTTTCTGATAAATGATTTCTTTTTGCTACCACATCTAATAACTGTTCTAAAACAAGTTCCTGTGGTTTGTTCATTGGCATATCTTTAAATTCTGATTTAGGTTTTGGAGTTAAAAAATCAACCAATTTAGAAAGTAAATCTTCTGGTATATTACTTTGAATTTGCCTTATTGCAGACAAAATAACAGGATTATTAATCCTCATTATTTGATTACCAGTAGTAGTTGTTGCCCTCTCTCGTTTAGCATGCCTTTCAGGTTCCGTAGCATCTAATTGGATTTTATCATTTTGTAATTTTGATTTAGCATCATCAAATATCTGTCTAATTTGTCTTTCTGTATAGGGTCTAATTTCAGATGGGTTTTGTTTTATTTTTTCAAACAATACGTCTTCGACTGTCATTGCTTTTCTAATTAAAAGCCCATCTAAAAAATCCATTTAATCACCTAATATGGTAAACTGTCTTGTAACTTTCTACTTACCTTTGTCTTGGGCTTACCAATATAATCAGGTACATCTGCGGTATCTGGTCGCTTTATCACCTTTGCATCAGGGTCTGGCCCTACATGGTCAAAGTTTCTGTTCTTTGTTATTTTTACGCTGTTCCTGTCAGCATTTCTTTTCTTAGTTAAGGCTTCCCTTAATTCTCTTGTTGTCCTTTCTTCTTTCATACTATCAATCTCACTAATATCTGTTAGCCCATTTTCTTCTCCAATTTTTACTCGTTTTAATTGTACTGGTTAGACGAAGCCAGGCATCTTGAATCTCAGAATCATAAGGAGGGGGTTTTAACCACCAGTAGGTATTTGCTACCTCTCTTGAATCTTCAATATGTTTATCTCGATATTCTAAATGTTTTTGGTCATTAAATTCTAATTGTATGTTCTCATTGGCTAAATGAACTACTTCAATACCAGGAAATGCGGTTTTTCGGCGGCCATGCTGTCTAACACCCAATATATCTTCTAATGCATATCTTACTGACCTTCGCTCTTGGTCATCTAATTCAGGATAAGGAATATAATATTCTAAAAATTTGTCAGTATGAGTATCTGCTAACCAACGTTTCATAAACATATAAAACTTAGTTACATGTAACCCTTGTGTTGATGGGGAAGGTGTGGCTGAAAACCTGCTTGGTTTAGGAGTAGTGTTCTTTGGGCCAACATCTCTGCTAACCTTTTTCTTCTTTGCTTTTATGATATTTTCCCAACTCATGGTGTTCTTCTCTCCGTTCTTTTATCTACGTTTTGATTACCAGCATCTTGAGGTAATCCTGCAAATCTTTTATCTGGGCCAACACTCTTTGATGGTTTATTTCTATTACCTTTTACTGAGGCTGGTGCGCCCGCTTCTTCTTTGGTAGGTCTATTACCTTGTTCCATCATTTGTCCTAATTGTGATTGGTCTATATTTGTTCCAGCATAGGGGTCTAATTCAACATCTCCTCCCCCTTCGCCTTTACCACCCTTTTGTTGTGGTTGTTCTTTAGAATACTTAAATCGCCCCTTATCGTCCATTGTTACCTCAAAGCCTAGATTCTTTATTGCTGCGGCAACGTTAACTTCTATCTCTCGCTTTCTTAATTTAGCAATTTCATCTTCTTCTTCTGAAGGTGGTAATACTAATTCCCAATCTGAAATACCAAACTGTTTAATGATGAAAGGGAAAACATAATTATTCCAAATAGTCTGTGCCATTTCTACTGCTCGGTTGGTTACAAGTATCTGCATACCTTCATTGTTTAATCCACCGCTTGCAGAGTTATCTGACATAAATACTTTACTCACTCCATAGAACCCAGAAATTCTATCTCTTAAATCGTCTTTAACAGAAATATAATCCATTTCCTTAAGACTATCCATAAACTTAATCCATTCAATAGAACCCTTACCATTTTCTGCTTCTATACCCATTACAGGAATAAAATGTGGGTCTTGTTCCATCTTCTCTTTAACACCACGCCAGA